GAGGGCCCCCCTTTACCCTTCTTTTTTTTTGCCCGAATTCTAGCCGTTTTTTGAGTTGATATATTTTGGTTTTATGTAGGTATATGTTGCTTACGAGTTAAAAATATATAAAAAGCAGTTTTTTTGAGTAAAGCAGTACCCCTAGCGCTAAAACCCGATATAATAATTTTATGAAACACAAGATACACCCGGACTTAGATAATTTAAAAACGCCCTTAGATGATTTAAAGCATTTAGAGGATAACCCGCGCGTAGGTGACGTAGACGCCGTAGCTAGAAGTTACGATGAATTTGGTCAACGTAAACCTATAGTAGCTACTAGCGACGGAACTGTAATAGGTGGTAACCACCAACTAGCCGCCGCTAAAAAATTAGGGTGGTCGCATATAGCGGTCATAGTTACCGACGACAATGAACTTACCGCTAAAGCTTTTGCCCTAGCAGATAACCGTACGGCAGAATTAGGTAGTTATGATAATGATTTATTAAGCGAGATGTTAGCGGCCGTAAGTAGCGACCCTAAACTATTAGCGGCTACTAGTTTTAAAGAAGAAGATTTATTAAATTTAAGTTATGACCCGGACGGCGAAGAAGAAAAAAGAAACTTCGTAAATGAATTTGGCGCACCTCCATTTAGCGTATTAGATACCCGGCAAGGCTATTGGCAAGACCGTAAAAGAGAGTGGATAAAATTTGGAATTAAAAGCGAACTAGGGCGCGAGGAAGATATGATTTTCGGAATACAACCACGACAATATTCTAAAAACCCTAGCGAGATGACCGGCACAAGTGTATTTGATCCTGTACTTACTGAACTAATGTATAAATGGTTTAGTAGTCCGGGCGCTAATATATTAGACCCTTTTGCAGGCGGTAGCGTACGCGGTATAGTAGCAGGTAAATTAGGTCGAAATTATACGGGTATAGACTTGGCCGCTGATCAAATAGAAGAAAATAAAAAGCAAGCTAAAGAGTTATTAACCGACAATATACCGGAATGGAAAGTAGGGGATAGTTCGGAAATTGAGTTTTTAGTAGATAAAAATAAATACGATATGATATTTACTTGCCCGCCTTACTACGACCTAGAAGTTTATAGCGATGACCCTAATGATTTAAGCAATATGAGTACCGAAGATTTTAATAAAATGTATAGAGAAATTATTATAAAATCGTGCAGCCTTTTAGATGACAATAGATTTGCCGGGATAGTAGTAGGCGAAGTAAGAGATAAAGCTACTAGCGGGTACTTAGATTTTATAGGTACTACCGTTCAAGCATTTAGGGACGCGGGTTTAGATTACTATAACGAATTAATTTTAGTTAATGTACCGGGTAGCGCGCCTTTAAGAGCCGGTGCGTACTTTGATAAAGGCCGTAAGATTGCTAAAACCCACCAAAACGTTTTAATATTTGTAAAAGGCGACTATAAAAAAGCTACCGAGTACTGCGGTAACGTAGTAGGCGTAGATTTACAAGATGAAGACGAATAATATAACCTTAGACATTTATAAAAACATAACGGTACTACGTGACGATTTATTAGTCGGTGGAACTAAAAGTAGGTTTTTACACTTATTACTTGATCCTAAAAAAAAAGGTTACGTTTACGCTAGCCCTGTTTATGGCGGTTTTCAAATAGCGTTAAGTAGCGTAGCTACGAGTATGAATAAACAAGCTATTATATTTACACCGGAAAGAAAAAAACCTCATTACAATACGCTAAAAGCCGCTGATCAGGGCGCAGAAATAATTGAGATTAGGCCGGGTTATTTAAGCGTAATACAAAAACGAGCTAAAGACTTCGTAGCTAGTTACCCGGAGTACCAATATTTAAAATTTGGGGCTAATTACCCGGACGCTATACGTTTAATAGCGGGTACTATGCAAAGTATTACTAATGATTTAGGTAGAGAGCCTAGCGAAGTTTATTGCGCCGTTGGTAGCGGTACCTTAGTTAAAGGTATATTAGCCGGTACTACTAAAGCTAAAGTTACAGGCGTAGTCGTAGGTAAAGAATTTGTTTATGAACACGAAAGATTAAGGTTAATAAAGTACCCTAAAGGGTTTGATTACCTTAGTAAATATAAAGCACCTTTTCAAAGTATGCCTAATTATGATTTAAAAGCTTTAGAAGTATGTTTGGAATTAAAAAAAAGTAACGACGTATTATTTTGGAACGTATATTAAGGAAGTAGAATTATAAAATATGAGTAAAAGAGGAAGAATACCTAAGCAAAATGACTTAAAAACAGGCCATAGGGATAATAATATTCAAGTTTTACACGGCGGCGCCGAATTTCCTAAGCCTACGGTAAAGCACCAATGGTTAGCTACTACGAAACGTAATTGGAAAAATTATTGGAATAGCGAGCTAAGTAGTACAGCGCAACCCGTAGATTTACCTGCTTTTTATAGATTATTTCAATTTTACGATGAGGTAGAACGCGCTAATCGTATGGTCTTAAAAATGGGTAATAAAGGTTTATTAAGTGTAGGTAGTCAAGGGCAGCCTAAAGTAAACCCGCTAATAGATTTAACTATTAAATTAGAAAGTAGTATTTTAAAACTAGAGCAAGAGCTAGGCCTAACACCGTTAGCGCGACAACGTTTAGGTATTGCATTCGGCGAGGCACAAATAGGCTTTAAACAATTACAAGAGTTTTTAAAAGAAGATGAATTAGAAACGGTAGACCCTAGATTACTTCTTGATCAACTAGAAGAAGAATAATGGCGGAAGTATATGCTAAGGATTGCGACGTATGTTTGCAACCTTTTTGGGATGACGTTAGTAACGACCTATGTAAAAAATGTAGAAAAGAAATAAAACAATTACGTAATAAGGCAGGGGCAGATTTAGTTAGATGTAAAAAATGTTTCGACTACTTTTACCAACACGGGACTATTATTAAATTATGCTTTTGGTGTTTAGATAATGAAGAAGAATAATTTACCTTTAACTAGAGGCGCGCGTGTAGTTAAGTTTATTGAAAAGTTTTGCGTACACGGTGAGGGCGACTTCTTTGGCGAGCCTTTTAAATTAGATAACTGGCAAAAAGCAATCATTTATGATTTATACGAAGTTAATGAAGATAAAAGCCGTAGATATAGGGAGGCGTTAATTGGACTTCCGAAAGGAAACGGAAAAACTGCTTTAGCAGCCGCTATCGGCCTATACGAGCTTTTGGGTAGTGGGGTTACTAGCCCTTTAGTAGCAGTAGCAGCCGCTAGTTATGAGCAAGCTAACTTAGTTTTTGGAACTATGAAAGTAATGTGTGATGAAAGTCCTATATTAAAAGATATGGTCGAAACTTTTGAAAACGAAATACAACTTAAAAATAGTCCGGGTAGAGCTTACCGCGTAGCTGCTAAAGCAGGTACTGCCGACGGTGGCCGTAATAGTTGCTTAATAGCAGATGAAATACACGAGTGGGCAAACATAAACCAAGAAAGAGTACATTATGTTTTGTCTAATAACACCGCTAAACGTAAAGACGGTTTAGTTTTAAATATTACTACGGCAGGTTATAACTTAGATAGTTTAGCCGGGCGTTTATATCAGCGCGGTCTTAAAAAGGAAACAGGCGAAAATGATGACCCGGAGTTTTATTTTAAATGGATAGGCGCTAAAGACGGCGACGATTTTGAGGATAAAAAGTTGTGGTCGGACGTTAACCCGGCAGTCCAAAACGATTGGTGGCCTTTAGAAAATCTTAACCGTAGATTTAAAAGCTTACCTTTACACGAGTTTCAAAGATACCATTTAAACCAATGGACGCGTACGGAAGAAGAAAGTTGGTTACCGCCTAATGCGTGGGATAATTGTTTCGGGGAGTTTGAATTAAACCCGGACGTTGAAACTTATTTAGGAGTAGATATGGCGCTGCACCACGATAGCGTAGCTATAGTACACGGGCAAAAAACTAAAAACGGTACCGTAATTTTAGATAGTAAGATTTGGCACCCGGATGATTACGACGTAATGGACATTCAAGAAATAGAAACTTATATTTTAGAATTATGTAAAACCTTTAACGTAAAAGAAGTAGCATACGACCCTGCTTTTTTTGAACGTAGCGCGCAAGTATTATTAGATAATGGGGTGCCTATGGTCAACTTTCCGCAAAGCCACGCCCGAATGGTTCCTGCTTGCGGTAATGCTTACGAGATGATTGTAAATAAAAAAGTTTTACATAAAGCTACGGCAACGTTTACTGATCAGGTGCTTTCGGCTGCACAAAAAATTACAGATAGCGGTTGGCGTTTAAGTAAAGGCCGAAGTAAACGAAAAATAGACGGTGCTATAGCTATGGTTATTATGTTAGATAGAATAACTGCGCCGATAGTTGATGACGCGCCTCCCGTCGCTATAATTAATTTATGATAAATAAAAATAATATGACAACGCTAGCGGAAGTTATAGGCGCCGCCCTTATAATTTACGGTGTATATACGTTTAGTATCGGCCTAGCTTACGTAGTAGCCGGTAGTTTTTTTATAGTAGGAAGTTATTTAATTAGTAAATGAGTTTATTTAATCGAGAAAATAGGGACGCAGCTTTAGGTAATTTAGCCGAGCTATTAAACCTCCGGGACGGTGGACTTTACAACTATACGGGCGAAAAAGTAAATGAACTAAGCGCGTTAGGTATAAGCCCTGTATTAAGTGCTATATCTCTTATAGCCGATAGTATAAGTATCTTACCTATAAAAACTATTAGATACGACGGCGATAAGAAAGTTTTTACGGAAAAACCTAAAATATTTGATAAACCTAACGTAAACCAGACTATTTTTGAAGTAGTACACCAAATTATTACTAGTTTATTAATGCACGGTAATAGTTTTATATTAATTGATAAAGATAGACAGGGCAGGCCTATAGCTATGACGCCTATACATAGTGATAAGGTAGTCGTAGAAATGCACAACGGAATTAAAACCTACACTATAGGAACGCAAAAAAATAAAAGAATTCTAACCGACGATAATATACTTCATTTAAAATGGTTTAGTTATCCGGGTAACTTAGTAGGGGTTAGCCCTTTAAGAGCTAACGGTAATATGTACGGTTTAGCTTTAGCGATGGAAAGACATATAGCGCAATTTTATGGGCAAGGCGGAACACCTAGTAGTATTTTAGAAACCGACCGTGATTTAACTAGCGAGCAAGCAAAGTTTTTGCAGGAAAATTGGTCTAGTAGCCATAACCGTAACCGTAAGCCTGCGGTTTTAACCGGCGGGCTTAAATGGAAATCTATAAGCGCGGGCGCGGGCGATGAGTTAATACAGGCTAGAGAGCAAATTGTAAATGAAGTAGCCCGTATATTTAGAGTACCGGCTCATTTAATAAATTCTAAAGACGGTAGTAACGTTTACAGTAATATTGAAAGTAACGGGTTAGCTTTTATTAGACATACCTTATTGCCTTACATAAGAAGAATAGAAGACGCTTTAAGTACTTTATTACCGGGTAAGCAAGTAGTTAAACTAGACACCGAAGAATACGCTAGGGGCGATTTATTTAGTAGGGTACGTACATTTCAAGTTGCTATCTCTAGTGGATTAATGACACCTAACGAGGCTAGAAATAGATTAGATTTAGAGCCTTATGAAAACGGCGACAATTTTTACTTAGGATTACAAGGAGCGCCGGTTGATCCTGCCCTTGCACCTTTAGGTAATGATGAACACGACCCTAAAAAAGATTTATTAAACCCGGAAACAGAATAAACTATGGCCGTAGATTTAACCGCACCTGCGTTTATGAAAAAGAATATGCAACGCGGGTTAGATAACCTTAATAAAGCAGGTAGTGGTTTAACAGCTAAAACAATACGCGACGCTAGAAGTATTATTAGCAGCGGTAAGGTTAGCCCGGCTAAAGCTAAGTTAATGTTTCCGTGGCACGCTAGACACCAAAGCGATTTAAAAAGAGAAAAAAGTAACCCTAACGACCCTAAAACTTGGCGCGGTAGCGACATAGCTTTTTTATTATGGGGTAGTAATCCGTGGACTAATCCTATGCAAGCAGGCGAGTGGGCAAAGCGTAAAGTTGAACAAATAAATAATGAAGAAAAAAGAGCCGTAGATAATTTAGAACAAGATTTATACGTTAAAGAAGAAGACGCTATAGCTAAAGCTAAAGAGTTAGGTTGCGACGGGTCGCATAAACACGAAATAGACGGCGAAACTTATTATATGCCTTGCAAAAATATGGAGGATTATACAAACCTTACCGGTAAAAAACATAAGGATGAAGAAGATTATACTTTAGTCGGTCGCGCTGATCAGCGCGCACCTAGTGAGCCGGCGCCTAAAAAAGACCAAATTAAAGGTAGCGATAAAAATAAAAAAGGTAGTGCTAGCGGTAAGAGTAATAATATTAGTTTTAACGAAAGTACTACTAAGGCTATTAAAACAATAGTAGCCGAGCATAATGACATTGTTAAAGATATGGCTAGTTGGCGTAAGTTAAGAATACCTACTGCTAAAGCAGTAGTAAGACGAGGTTTTGGTGCTTATAGCGGTTCGCATAGACCCGGCGTAAGCAGGCAAGCGTGGGGTTTAGCTAGGTTAAAAGCTTTTAGTTATTTACTACGTAACGACCGACCAAAAAATACTAAATACGTAGGCGACAACGATTTACTTCCGGAAAGCCACCCACGTTTTAGTAAGAAAGAAAAAAAGAGCGACCTTTTTTATGACATAAAGGGCGACGCTATGTCATTAACAAGTAATATATTAAATAATAAGGTTAGGATTAATAACGTGAATAAAGAAAAAGAAAACCGTAGCTTTAATTTAGCGAATGTAGAAATAAGAGAAAATAATGACGGGGAGTTGTCTTATAGCTTTAGCGGTTACGCTAGTGTATTCGACAAGCCTTACGGAGTAAGAGATAGTAAAGGAACTTACACCGAAACAATTAAACCCGGAGCATTTAAAAAAACACTTCAAGAACAAGACGACGTTAGGTTTTTAATTAATCACGACGGTATACCTTTAGCACGTAGTAGCAGCGGTACCTTAAAACTAGAAGAAGATGAATACGGACTATTTGTTCAAGCAGATTTAGACGCTAATAATCCTAAAGTCGCTGAAGTTGCTAGCGCTATGAAACGTGGAGATTTAAACGAAATGTCTTTTGCTTTCGCAGCTATACGCGATGACTTTAGTGGCGAAAAAAGAGATGTACAAGAAGTAAGACTATTTGATGTAAGCGTCGTAACCTACCCGGCTAATAGTTACGCAGGCGCTACTTTAAGAGGACTAGATATAAGCGAGAATTTAAAAGAACTAGTCGAAAGTAGAAATAGCGATAAAGCAGTCGAAGTTTTAGAGGAAATTATTACTAAGCTAGATACACCTAGCGAGGAAAATGAGCGCTCTAAAAGTAACCCGAAATTAGAAATCTTAAAAATTAAGATGAAAAAAGACGGTTTACTCTAAGACGTTACGCCGGTTTCATAAACCACCTAACGCAATAAGTAAAAGCAAATTAATTACATAAAGGAATTAAATTGAAAAAATTAAAAGAATTAAGGAACGCTAACGCTGTTGAACTTGATACTTTAGTTACTGCAATGGAAGAAATGGAAACAGGCGAAGAACTCGACGCAAAGTTGGAGCGATCAAATGTTTTAGTTTCCGAAATAAAAGAACTAGACGAAAAAATCAAGGCTGATGCAGATATGCGCGCTACCTTAAAAGAAGTTGAGGAAAGTAGAAAATCTTTAGAGATTAAAGATGAAGACATTTCCGAAACACGAATGGAAGTTAAAGAGCCAGATATGTATCGTAAGGATGCTGAAAATTCATTTTTTAATGATATGTATGACGCTAAATTTAACCAAAATTATGACGCACAAAAAAGATTATCCGAGCACCAAGATGTCCATAAAAGGGATGTCGGTACCGGAGCTTTTTCTGGCCTCGTAGTTCCGCAGTACCTCGTTGACGACTATGCACCGCTTGCAAGAGCAGGGGCAGCAGTTTATAACGCGTTACCAAAAAGAGAATTACCTGCATTTGGAAACAAAGTAGAAATCTCAAGAATTACAACCGGCTCTACTGCAGCTGAACAGGCAACTGAAAACTCAGCAGTTTCCGAAACAAATATGGACGACACTTTATTAACAGTTAATGTTGATACAATTGCCGGTCAACAAGATGTTTCAAAACAAGCATTAGATAGAGGCGGGCAACCGGGTTTCAATCTCGAAAATATTATTTTTCAAGACCTACTCGGCGCATACTATACAAAGCTAGATAACTTACTGATCAACGGTTCAGGTTCCTCCGGGCAACCACTTGGAATAAAATCCGTTGGCGGAATAAATACAGTGACTTACACAGACGCAAGTCCTACAGTCGCTGAACTTTATCCTAAGTTAGCCGACGCTTTACAAAAAGTTAATGCAAATAGATTTGCACCTGCTAACGCCATCGTTATGCACCCGAGACGTTGGGGTTTCCTAACTGCCGGGCTTGATAGCTCAAACAGGCCATTAATCGTACCGGCCGGAAATAATCCGGATAACGCCATTGGCGTAGGGGACGCTGCTAAATACGGAAACGTAGTTGGTAACATTCTCGGAGTACCGGTAATTACAGACGCTAACATTCAAACGGATGCTGGATCAGGCAACGACGAAGACATAATCTTAGTCGTAAAGGCCGACGACCATATCTTAATGGAGCAAGACGTCTTTACTGCAAAGTTTGAAGAAACTAATGCAGGTTCATTAACTACTAAATTAGTAGTTTACGGATATGTTGCATTCGCAAGCGGTAGATACCCTGCGGGCACAACAATGATTAACGGAACAGGGTTGATAACACCAACCTTTTAATTAAAATTGGTTTATACGTGTCGGGCAACCGACACGTTAAACCATTAGAAAGATTTTATGAGTAAAAATAAAGAACAAATAGCAGCCCTTAAAGAAGAATTAAGAGGCTACGAGATTTACGGAAAGGCAAAACGTGCTGAAGAAGTTAAAAAAGAAATTAAAGCGCTTGGCGGCAAAATTGAAAATAAAGCTGCTAAACCTAAGTCCGAAAAAAAAGTAGTTAAGAAGTAATTATGCCTAAAGGGATTGGCTACGGTAAGAAAAAAATGAAAGGTCGTAAAGGCAAAGGCCGTAAGGGTAAATAACCTATGGCTATTACTAACGGGTATATAACCCAAAACGATTTAAAAGAGTTTGTAGGTATACCTACTAGCGATACTGCGGACGACGACTTACTAGATAACGCTATAAATGGTGCTAGTAGGCAAATAGACGCGTTTTGCGGACGTAAGTTTTACGCTGACGGATCAACTAGCGCTCGAGTTTTTTTTACTAATGATTTTTATAGATTACCAGTCGATGATATTTCAACAGCTACCGGGTTAGTTATTAAATATGATGACGACGACGACGGTACTTATGAAGTAACCGTACCTAGTAATGAGTTTCAACTTTTACCTATAAATGGTGTTGTAGGGGGTATAGAGGGTAGCCCTTACTACATTATTCAATTAAATAGCAACGGTAGTTACGAGTGGCCTATAAGTAATACTAGTAATAGACCTTACGCTGAAATTACGGCTAATTGGGGTTACGCTAGTACACCCGAGCCAATAAAATACGCTACGAAAATGTTAGCTAGTGAACTTTTTGCTATGCGCAACGCACCTTTAGGAGTAGCAGGCGTAGGCGACTTTGGGGTAGTAAACGTTCAACAAAACAGAGAAGTAACTCGTTTATTACAACCATTTCGTAAGGCTAGCGTTTTAGGGGTAGTTTAATGGCCGCCCTACACCAAGTCCGGGACGGTATTAAAACTACTTTAGAAAATAACATAAGCGGTTTAAGAGTTTACGACGTAGTTCCAGATTATGCTTTAAACTTTCCGGTAGCAATAGTTTTACCGGTAAATATTAATTTTAATATAGCTATGCAAAGAGGAACTGATCAGTACACTTTTGACATTTTAGTAGCCGTAGAGCGTGGTAATAGCCGTACCGCTCAAGATAAACTCGACCAATATATAACAGGGCAGGGTAGTAGTTCACTAAGGCAGGCTATATTTAATAATAGAACGTTAGGCTTAGACAACACCGACGCGACTATAACGGGCGTAAGTAATTACGCAGCGGACGTTAATTTAAACGGTATAGACGCAATAGGTGCGAACGTAAGCCTCGAAGTTTATACTAAAGGAACAAGTTAATGCCTAAATTTAAAATAATAGGAACAAAAAAAATTGACGGTAAAGAGCCGGGTAGCACTATAACTATAGAGGACTTAGATAAAATAATTACACTAACTAAGGCCGGGCATATTGCAGCGATTAGTAAAAAAGAAAATTTAAAAAAAGCAAAAAAAGCGCTTGATCAAGGAAATAAAAAAGATGAGGTTAAAGATGTCAAATAATTGTTGTGGGGCTTGCCCTAACGGTTGCGGTGGTAAGTAATGGCTAAATACGTATTTACCGACGGAAAATTATTTTTAGGAGGTTACGACTTTAGTAGTAATACTAACGCGGTGACTTTAGACGTAACGGTCGATGAGCAAGACGTTACTACTATAAATAGTAGTGGGTTTAGAGAAAGAATAGGCGGTCTTAAAGATAGCACTATTTCCATTGACGGTTTTTATGAGGCCGGAGCTGAAAAACCCGATGCTTTATTAGGAGCTAACGTAGGTAACGAGATTATTTGCACAGTAGTTCCGGACGCCGGCGTAGGTAATACAGCCTACTTTTTAAAATCTAAATTATTTAGTTACTCAATACTAGGGGCTATAGGCGAAGTTGCGCCGTTTACTGTAAGTAAAAGTAATAGCACCGACAAAGTTGTAAGGGGTACTATTAACCTAGATAGCGATATTACCGCTACAGGATCAAGCACCGGAATACAATTAGGCGCCGTAGCAGCAACCGAAAGCATATACGCGGCTATACATTGTACCGGCGTTAGCGGTACAAGTACCCCTACTATTACGTTCGTATTAGAAAGCGATGATAACTCGGGCTTTACTAGTGCAACTACTAGAGCTACCTTTACGGGTATAACAGCTATAGCTAGCGAGATTAAAAAAGTTAGCGGGGCAATTGCAGATGACTATTATAGACTTTCATACACCGTTAGCGGTACTAATCCTAGTTTTAGTATTCACGCTACGCTCGGTATAGAATAACCACGTCAACCGGCTATTTTAAGCCGTTCTGACGCCCTTAAAATTCATAGTTAAGCAAGTACGCCTACCTACTAAATATATATAATTTTTCTAAAAAACCCTTATTTTAAAAGACTTATTTATATTTTACGGCTTATACTGGTTATATAAATTACTTAGGGAGTAAAAAATGAGCTTAAATGCTAAAGAAAGAAAACTAGTTAACTACATAGTAAAATTTACTAGCGTATTAGCTAACTTAGACGAAATAAAAACTAATACTATATTAACCGCTTGCGAATTAGCTAAGGTAGATACTACCGACGTTAATACCGTAAAAGTTAGAATAGCTTTATTAGAAATCAAAAACAATAACCTATTAGGGAGGTAAATAATGGCGTTAAGTAGAAAATATTATGAATTAGTAGCCAAAGAAATAAACGAAATGGTTAAGTTACAAGAGGGGCAACAAAGTGCTCTTTTTACATTAGATAAATTAATGTGCAATTTAGCTTTAAGATTTGAAGAAGATAATGCTAATTTTGATAATGTTAAATTTCTTAAAGCGTGTTTAAAAGACGTAACTTAACTCCCTAGTTAATTACGTACGTTAAAAAGCCGGGTTTTATCCGCCCGGCTTTTTTAATGTCATATTACGCCCGCGCTGATCAGCGCGACTTAAAATTTAATTATTAAGTAAAGGAGTTAAATTGGCAAAGTTTGTATTAAATAACGCTAGCGTAACAATTAATAGCGTGGACTTAAGTGACCACGTATCAAGCGTTACATTAGATATTACGGCCGACGAAGTTGAAGAAACAGCGTTCGGGCAAACTTTTAAAAGTAGATTAGGTGGACTTAAAGACGGTACCCTTAGTATTGATTTCCAACAAGATTTCGCTGCAAGCGAAGTGGATGCAACACTATGGCCGCTTTTAGGAACGGTTACTACTTTTGAAATAAAAGCAGATAGTGGAGCAGTAGCTGCTACTAACCCTAAATATAGTGGTTCAGTATTAGTTAATAACCACCAACCCGTAGCTAACGGCGTAGGTGAACTAGCAAGTTTTTCCGTAAGTTTTCCAACTAGCGGAACAATTACTAGAGCTACTTCTTAGTATGTCAAGTTTGCAAGGGTTACACCAACTCACACTTGTAATTGAAGACGGTACTAAAAAAGAAGTAACGTTAAGGCCTATAGATTTCGTAGCGCTAGAACGTAAGTTCGGTCAAAGACCGGCTAGCGATTTAGAAAAACTTAGTTTTGAAGAGTTAATGTATTTATGTTGGAACGCTAGTAAGCGTACCGGCGTAACCGATGATTTTGATAAATGGCTAAGTACCGTAGCTACGATAGACGGTTTAGGTGGCGAAGACCCGGAGTAACCGGCGGCTATTATTTAGACCTAATAGCCGAAGTTAGTTTAGCTGCCGGGCTTGATCCTATGGGCGTAGCGGAATTACCGCTACCAATGTTTTTAGCGTTAC